TCAGGCCAAGAGCCGCTGGAGGTGACCGGCGGGCCGCCGGCGGCAATTCGCGCCCAATTTTTATACATAATCCAACTAATGCTTCGCGCCGGAAGTGCGCGCTGAACGGAGGTGGCTTTAATGGCGATCAAATCAGTTTTGACTTCACAGGAGGACTTCACAGGAGAATTTCCCGTGACGGAACGAATGTCCGCGCTGTGGCGCTTCAACGAAAGCGCGCCGGACGGCAATCTGCGGCTTTTGGATTCGTCCGGGCATGGCAGGCATTTTACCGTCTCCGGCTGGTCGGGCACTTCGGCGAGCCTGCTTGCCGAAAGGTTCGGGCGATATTTCCGTCAAAACATCGTCAACCCAACATCAGAAAAAACGCATCTTGTGGCTGCCAACGACGGCAACTTTTTCAGCAGTCTGGGTGAAAAGATCGCGGTGGGCGGATGGATCAATCCCACCACCTATTCGGTGGGCAATATGTACACCCCGATCTTCAACACCCGGCAAGGCCCCGGTCAGCCAATCTTTTATGTGTCGCTCTATCAGGGCAGGCCGCGCATGATGCTCTACAACTCGGCGGGAACTTTGATCCTTGATCAGAGCGAAACGCCAAGTTTTTCTATGGTAAACGGCGGCTGGTACTTCATCGCGGCCGTGATTGAGGTAACGGCCAAGACCTCGCAGTTTATACTCTGCGACCGGAGCAACGGCGCGGTTTGGATAGCGCCCAAACGCACTTTCACCGGCGAACTCAACCGGCAATGCACCGCCAATATCGTTATGGGCATGCATGCCAACACCTATTATTTCGCAGGCGGCTTCGACGACTGGTTTCTGGAAACCGATTCGCAGTTAACCGTGGAAGACCTGCGGGATTATTTCAAAAACGCGCTGCTGGCCAACGGCGCTGACAGCGCCGCCAGTGTGGACGCCCTGACGGAACCCGGAGCGGTCGTGCTCAAGGCGACAAGCGGCGTTTATCCCACAAGCGGCGCGCTGTATACCAAGGCGGCGCCCTGTTCTCTGTCCGGCAACGGGCGGGTAGCGATAACCAGCGAGTATATTGCGGGCGTTACCTCCATCGCGGAGGTGGAAACGGCCACCTCCGACGATTTGGAGGAATGGTCGGCATGGCAGACGGTAGGCAGCGGCGGCGAGCTGCAATCGCCAAACCGGCAGTACATCCGCTTCCGGGTGACGCTGGCGACAACCGATACGGCGAGAACGCCTAAGCTATTGGATATCCAGCTTCACGACATACCCAAGCCCCCCTATGAGAAGCTGGGCTTTGCCCGGCCCGTGGTTCTGGACAAAAACGGAGCGTGGGAAGCGGTGCTGGAAAACGCCTTCGACATCATCGTCACCGGCGAGGTCAACGGCGCGGATACGCTGGAATTCAAGCTGCCCTGGGGCGACGGCAAGCGGGCGGCGTTGGATAACGAAAAGTCGGTGCAGATCGCAAGCGACATCTACCGCATCCGCACAATCTCTGATGAAAAAGGCACGGACGGATCCACCCTGACCACGGTGTACGCAGAAGCCGCTTTTTATGATCTGGCGTTCAGCGCGGAGAAGCAGCCCGCCGAATTCAACGCCGACACGCCGGATGCGCCGATGCGATACGCGCTTGAAGGCACCGGCTGGTCAGTGGGCACGGTCAACGTATCCACGCTGCGGACATGGCAATGCACGGAGAAAAACGCGCTGGCCATCCTGCGGGCGGTGCAGAACATCCACGGCGGCGACCTCGTGTTCGACAGCGCCAACCGGCTGGCGCACCTGCTGACCTTCAGCGGCAAGGAAAGCGGCGCGCTGTTCGCATATCGGAAGAACCTAAACAGCATCAAGCGCGTGGTCGATACACGAAGCCTTGTGACCCGCCTATACGCTTACGGCAAGGACGGCATGACCTTCGCGTCCATCAACGACGGCAGGGAGTATGTGGAGGACTATACCTATTCCAGCGAGGTTCGGATATCCACTCTCGATTTGTCAAATTTCAGCAACCCATATCAGATGTTGGAGTATACAAGGATGCGGTTGGCCGAGTACGCAAAGCCGCGCGTTTCCTATGTGCTCTCGGCCATGGACTTATCCGCCCTCACCGGCTATGAGCACGAGGCCTGGGAGCTTGGCGATATCGTCACGGTGGACGACCGAGATCTGAACCTAACCATCCGGACGCGGATCGTCCGCAGGCAGTACAACCTGCGGGAGCCGTGGAAAACCGTACTGGAGCTGTCCAGCAAGCTGCGGGAATTGGGCGACGCGCCGGAAGAGACGATTGCCGACCAACTGGCGCAGTCCGACCTTGTACAGCAGGAAATCCGGGACATGGTACCCTTCAACCATCTGCGCAACTCCCGCGCCGACGACGGTTTCGCCTATTGGCAGAATTCCGGCTTTGAGGTGGATACCGGAAACGGCGTGACCGGAACGGCTTCCTTTAAAGCGGTGGGCGTGCCCGGCATGACGAAAAGCATGGCGCAGACGGTCTATCCGGCCTCGCGGCGCAGCTACACCATATCAGCGCAGATCGGCTCGGAGGGTTTGGAAAAGGGCGCGAACGGTCAGGTGGGCATCGAGGTGGTTTTCGAGTACGAGGACGGCTCCACCGAAACGCGCTTCATTGATTTATTCTGAGGGGAGATGATGATATGGCCTATTTCCAGCAGATCGCGCGGGACGCTTCTCCTAAAGGCTCCGGTGCTCTGCGCGCCATCACCATCAGGCTCTGCGTCACCGACTGCACGGGAACGGTATACTTTACGGATATCATGCTGCAGGCCGGTTCCATCGCCACCGGCTGGGTCGGCCATGTGAGCGAGATTCAGTGGACGCTGGACGGGTAGGTGACGAATATGGTAAGTAATTTTATCCGATTTACGGAAACGATCAAAACAAAGGAAGAAATGCGCGTGGTCAGCATCACCGTGCGCCCTCTCATCGCGGACTGCGCCGGCGCCATCTGGTTTACCGACCTTCAGATACAGGAGGGCGACCAGCTGACCGGCTACACGCCCCATGCTACCACGATGCTCAGGCGCTCGCCGAACCCGCCGCGATACCACAACGGCGTGGTGCGCACCGGGGAAACCATCATCATCTTCAACCTCGGGGAAACCTCCGCGGGGATGGATTGCTATATCTATCCCATTCAGGATATGGAGGCCGGAAGCGTCGCCCTCTCCCAAGGCGCGGGATCGCATAAGACGCGCTTCCTCGAGGCGGTGAACGCCGGCGACGAGCTGGCCCTTCTGGCTTCCACGAGGGAGTGCCTGAAAAACGGGAGCGTCACGCCGAAGCATGGTTTCTTCCAATACTCAGCCGCCCATGACAGCAAGCACCAAGTTCAGCTTCAGGAGCGCAAGTCGGCGCGGGTGTATTTTGAGTATCGGGAGATGATGAAAGGACAGGATCGGCCATGAGGAACTATATAAAAGGAAAAAAGTGCATGATCTGGAGCTTCATGGGTAACGCCCGTATGTATCAGGCGCTGCGGGATTACGGCGACCGGCTGGACACTGTCGGCATCTTCACTTTCGAAGTTGACGCCACCGGCACAATCAGCGAAACCGGCACCAGCATCGGCGGCATGCTTCCGTATATCCAGAAATGGCCGCACATCAAATGGCTGCTTACTATTATGAACCATGGAACAGCTTCCGTTTTTACCGCGCTGAGGAATAACACGAATGGTGCAAAGGATAAGTTTCTCACCGAGGTCGTGCGGATCATGAACAAGTATCCGTGGTGCGCCGGGGTGGACATCGACCTGGAGCGCGGCGGCGGATATGAAAATAAGGACGCGGCCAACGCGCTGTTCAGGGATATCTATCAGACCGTCAAGAACTACAACCCCGCCAAGCTGGTCAACCTCTGCCTGCCCGGCATGACCGGCGTTCAAGGCTCCGTCGGAGGGGAAAACTGGTGTGTCTACGCCGATCTGAACGCCTGCTGCGATACCGCCGCCATCATGAGCTACGGCATGGCTTGGGCGGGTTCCGCTCCCGGGCCAGTATCTCCCCGGGACTGGCTGGAGGGCATATATAACTATGCGGTTACCGTCATGCCGCCGGATAAAATCTTCATGGGACTGCCCGCTTACGGATGGAACTGGCGCATCCACGACACGCCCGAAAACCTCGGAGTCACCTACCGAGGGGTTTCCAATACCTATTATGCCGCGAAGCTCTG